AGGTAAAACCTAATCCACCAGTAGTTTGTTCTGGGGAAACCCAGTCAATTCTACGAACAACCTGCACAGTATCAGAAGCCAGCACACGCTTCATTGAAACCATATCATCATATGCACCAGAAAATTCGGCAAATGAATCCACTGCCTGTGGTGGTGAGTTTTCATTATCCCAACTTTGTGGTCTACCTATGAAAAGATATAACCTGTCCCTCGTAGCCCCTGCATCATCATCACTTTGAGTTGCAACGGGACCTTCAAGAGCCTTAATAAATTTTTGTGCTGAAAAAATTCTAAATTGATCAGTTAATAGAGCTGCCATTTTCTAAGACTATTGTCCTCCTGTTTATTTATGCGGATTCCGACTACTCCTTAGACTGGAGTTGTGCTTGATATTCAATTCTCTTGATCCTATAACTCGCACCAGTATTACCTGCAATGCGTTCTCCACCAAGAACTGCTTGAGCAACAGCACCAGATCCTGTGCTATCACTAGCATTATTAGTAAATGTAACTGTCGGATGTGTTACAAAACTTTCATCAATATTTTGTGCAATACCATAACCACCATTTGTGATTGTTAGTGAAGCAACTTGGTCACCTGCAGCAGTCATGTTAACACTTGCTGTTGCTTGTATATCACCAATGTTCTCTACTGTTACCGAAGGAGGTGCAGTATAGTTAGTACCTGGATTTTGAACAATGAAATCAATCACTGTTTCTCTAGCAGAGAACTCATAGAAGTAACCTGCAATACCTATATTGATATTACCAGTATTGAATGGAGTTACATTACCAACTTCTAGTAATCCAGTAGTAGGATCCCATCCAAGAACAGTTCCTCTTACACCAGATATATCACCTGTCACTAGATCGTTGACAACATAATTTTGTCCATTACCTTGATTTAGATCTACATATACATTTAATCTTGCAGAATGATCTACACCATCAGTTAGTGTTCCTGCAGTTTCTACAGTTGCATACTTAAATGGTATAGAACCATCTTTGACCTGATCAGCAACTGCAAATAGAGTAGTATTAGTTCCACCTTGAGTTTCTTCAATACCATATAATGAATTGTAAATACCACCATCTAGTGCTATCTGGTTTTCATAATCAGTACCTGTATTAAATAAATCTGGAATACCGTCACCAGCTCCTGCATTTTCTGCAACATCAACAAATTTAGTATCTAAAATTCTACCTATAGGATCAGTCAAAGTTATAATATCTTCATTTGCAGCAAAAGTAATTTGATGAGGATCAAAAGCATTACTTGCACTAGCAGCAACACCTGCATCAAACTGTACAATAGCATCTAAAGTTGATGGAATACCACCATCAATGAATGCTAATTCATCAACTTCAAATGTTACTAATAGTTCTCTAGTTACTGGATTCCAGTCATATACCTTTGCAACTTTATTATTTGCATTATCAATTCTACGAATAACTCTATCACCAACATTAAACTTGTATGTTGATATATCCTGTTGGTTGTTCTGAGTTGCATCTAATATAATTCTCTGGTCATAGTTAAAGTTTACACCTCTTGTCAAACCAAAGAACTTACCAGTTGATTTACCAGTATAAGTAATCGTTTCAGTGTTTACAATCAGTTCTCCAGAACCAGGAAAACCTGTAGTAGTATCAACAAATATTTCTGTATCTGATGCAGCTAAATCTTTTACGAGACCAGTTAAGTAAATTGCTTGAGAGTTATAAGACTGTCTTGCTCTTGTCTTACGTTTTAAATTAACAAGTTTAGTAAATACAATATTTGGTGGATTGATATATCCAGAACCAGAATCTGTAACATCAATTCCTACAATTACACCCTGATCAATTCTAGCAACCGCTTTAGCACCAATACCTCCACCACCTGTAATTAACACATAAGGAGGTTCCTGATAGAACTCACCTTCATCAACAATATTAATAGAAGTAACTTTACCGAAGGTATCAATTTCAGCAGCACCTTCAGCACCAACACCACCTCCACCTCCTTCAAATATAAGTGTTGGAGGTGTAGCATACTCTCTACCAGAATTTAATAATGATAAACCAGTAACTGTTTGTACAATAGGACTTGCCAATGCACCAGTTCCTTCTCCACCTAATATTTTTGCTTGTGCAGGACCGAAATAATTATCACCAAACTTTGTCATTCTAATGTATGCTATTTGTCCACTAGCGTTTAGAACAACATCACCTGCAGCACCTGCAGGGAATGTATCTACTTGTGCAGGAACATCATCACCTTCAAATAATGGAGTTCCATAAAATCTATTACCTATAGCGTAAGGATACGTAGGAACAGAAGAACTATCTTCTGTCATATAATATGCATAGGTTCCGTTAGGATATTCTGGAGTAGGACCGAACTTACCATTATAAGCATCAAGAGTTCCAACACTTGAATCATGTATATAATCTTCAGTTAAATCACCAAGTACATAACCCTCAATAACACATCTTATTCCTGTATCTGCTACAGAGTATCCAAACAAATATAATGCTATAGGTGCATCAACAGGAACATGGAATCTAGTTTCTCTTGTTGTTGCAGTATTAAAAGCAGAGATGTAAGTATTGTAAGTAGTTTGAGCACCATCAATCCAGTAAGTTACATGAGTGCCTGGTAAAAGATATGATGTATCTCCAATAATAGGAGGTGAACCTACATGCCATCCATCATCAGATGTACCGACAAATATATGATTACTATCGTTTGATGCATCATTTTGATTAAAGATATATGTCTTACCTCTTTCTAATGTTAAAAATGAAGGTCTACTTCCATCAAATTGAAATTTTCCGTTTGATACAGTTACAGCATATGTTACAGTAGAAACTGTATTAACATCAGGACGATTACCTGGTAACTCAGCAGTTGTTTTTAATCTATATCCTGAGACTTCTCTAGCAGTAGCTCCAGTTGAATTATAACCCCAAGGACCATAGATGGGATATCCATCAAAAGACATACCCAATATTTTAGAGTGTCCATCAGGATGTCTACTATAATCAATGGTATTAGGATCATTTGTATTACTTTGATAATACTCTTTAAAATAATAAGTATTAACCATTGGGTCAGGATCTACATCTGATGCAAGTTCCATGTAACCTTCATCACCAAGATATCCAGACATATAACGATGAAATGCACAATGATAATAAATTTTATTATTCTCATCAGCATTCATTAAGAATAATGCTTTATATTCATCCTCGTAATCAGCAGCAGGTGCTTGTGTAACACCAGTGCTGTTATAATATAAAGTTCCACCATTAAGAGTTCCATCAGCAGTTGTACTGAATCTCATTGGGTGTGGCATTCCACCTTGTCCACCGTTAGATGGATGACTTTGATCCCAAATAATTAAATAATTTCTTTGAACTTTGATTCCTTCTGGAGCAAAATAAAATGTGCCAGGTGAGAAAGGACCAAATTCATGTGCTTCTTCTCCAAACTCAATATAGAATATACCAGTCTCAAATGTTCTAGGAATACCTGATACTCTAAACTGGAATCCATTAGCACCTAAACATACATCATTTTCTTGGAAAGGAACACCAGTAAGATTTCTTAAATATATTTTTGTAGGATTACCTAAATTATCTTTAACAATTTTTGCTACTTCACCTTTTGCAGTAGAAGTAATACAATCAACAACTCTACCTATTTCAACTGAACCTATAGTCTGATCTAAACTCGCTAAGTCTATTAAAACATTATCATGTTCTGTTTTAACTTGCCAAACAAACTGTCTTATTCTACCCCAATCAAATACACCATTATCTAAATTCCATTCGTTTATAAGTCTATTTGTCTTATAGTAATAAACTTGATTATCTAGTACAGCATCATAAGCGTTATTATTTTTTATGTAAGGATATTTTACAGCATCAATAGTAAATCCTGGTGGTGGATTTCCATCTTGTCCCCACTCAGGTGTATGAAGTAAAACACCATTTGCCATGATACCCATGGCTTTATCACCTTGATATTGTCTATTAGCAGCGTCTGGATGAGGAACATCTTTACCACCTCTATAGATAAAAGTCTGATCAAAGGATCTATCAACTATTGTATCAGAACCACCTGGTTCTCTTTCAGTCAAGAAATGTTGAGATGGTTTAGGATGATTATCAGATACTATTCTGAGTCTATCATCTGTAAATGCTGCTGTAGTAGGACTATTAGGATGTGATTGAAATATTCTTTTTATATCAAATGACGTTACAACATTAGGAGTTTCTTGTTCTGGAATGATCTGTAATCTTAATGGATCATATCCTCTACCTCTACTAAGAACTCTAACGTGTATAATTCTTCCTGACTCATCATCAATAATTGGATACAACAATGCTTCTACATCTGGAGTTCCACAACCAGTTATAGTAAGACGAGGGGGATCGGATGTTGTGTATCCACTACCACCATCTAAAACTTCTACCGCACGAACTCCAAAAATCTCATCAAATATTGGTTCAATGACGGCACCAGAACCAGGAACTGTTCTTGTCATTTACTATACCGCTACGTTAATTGTGCCTTGCATGGCAGAATGAAGTGTACACTGATAATATAAAACCGCAGGAGCATCCAACGGAACTGTCCAATATAAAATATTAGATCCACTACCTGACTGACCTGCAGTATATGGAGTTCCAGTTAAACCCTGTGTGCTTTGAATCCTAAATGGATGAGCACCACCTTGAACTGAGTTATCAAAGATATATGTAAACCCTCTATAAACATAAAGAGTTGGGTCATTTACAGCACCAGTAAAACCAGGACCAGAGAAAGTATAATCAGATCCACCAACAGAGTTTAAGTTCCACCAAATAACAGGACTTCTAGCTACAACCCAATCAGTATTATTCCAATAAACTGAGTCACCCTTTACTATTCCAGAAAGGTCTGTATCAGTCAATGCAGCAAATGAAGTTACAGGAGTTCCAGTATAATTGATAGTTACTGTATCACCAGTTATGCTAGTTCCTATATCAGTTCCACCTGCTATTGTTAATGAATCAGTTGCAGAATCAGCAGTTGCTGTTCCTGTATCGGCAACAATAGATTCCCATAAATTCTGAGATCCTGCACCAGCTAGATCATCAGCAGGTGCCCATTTACCATCTGATGTATTCCACTTTAATAATTGTCCATTAGTAGGAGCATTTGTTGTTGTATCTACATCTCCAACTTGTCCAAGACTAGAGTACTCTGTTAAAATTTTTGCTCTTGTATCTCCAACACCACCTGCAGTAATATTGATATTTACATATGGATTATCATCACCATCAACTGTAAAGAAATAACCTGTATATGATGAGGCAGAAGGTGCTGATCCTATTGCTGTATACTCATTCTTATATGCAATAGAAGTTGGGAAATCAACATTACCAGTAGTTCCGTTAAAAGTATTAGTTACACCACCTGCAGCAATGGTAACATTACCAGTTCCATTTGGAGCAATAGGGATATTACCGTTTGATGTAGAAATTATTGTATTACCATTTACATCTAATGAAGAAGTCAGAGTACTATAATCTGAAGGAGTAAAAGTAGATCCATTATAACGTAACACCTGATTAACGCCAGGATTGGCAAGAGTTATCGTTAGGTCTGTTCCATTACCTAAAGCAGTATAAACTTCACTGAAATTGTCGTTAACCTTATCACCACCTGCACGAAGAGTATCACCTGTGTTATCATTAGCAGCAGATCCAAGACCGATTACTTGTTTAGCCATTGTTCGCTATTTTTTTAGTTATTTATGGGGTTTCGGGGTCAACTGGTTCTTCTCCGTATAGACTTAAGTCAGGAGCAGTCCAGTCATCGGGGACTACAGTTTCAACAGAAACTACAGGGTTTTGATATCCAGAACCAACGTTACTGACTTCAACACCTGCAACCCCGACGAGTGCACGAATGTTTCCATCAAATCCAGATATAGAGTCAACCCTTACATTTGGTCTAGTTGTGTAACCAGATCCACCTGCTGTAACTTGAACCCTATCAATAGTTCCAGATGTTAGTGTGGCAGATGCTTTTGCATTCTGTCCAAATACAGATCCAAGATAGTCGAATGTAATCAAGGAGTTAGAAGATTCAATAACAGCAACCTGTCTATCTTCAGTCTCACCTTGTATATCAATAAAGTCACCAACTTCGATTGGAGGTACAACCTCAGCAGCGTCTACGTCCGCTTCAGAACCAACGTAGGAGAAGGCAACGAAGGTTGATCCAACACGAGGAATTTCAGAGAATATAATTCTAGAACCAACCAATTCAAAACCAACGCCTGGTTCCTGTATAACACCATTGAGTGAAACAATGATATTATTTTCTGGTAAGATTGTAGAAGATTGAACACCATCAGTCAGTGTCAATGAGTAGAACACATCGTCACGTTTCAAGTTGAATGACTGACGTAATGAATCAAACTCAAATGATATATCATCT